ATAGGAGACTTTACCTTGCCCCAGTTCGGGCAGTCAGAACATACATCGGGGTTAAACTCGTCGAAAGACGTACACTTGTATGGGCCTTTGATTAGCTCCATCTTCTCTGCGGTAGCCTGCTCAGAGTAACCCTCGTGGTTCTTAGATATGTTGCGTGCCGCTGACTCAGAGTCAACACAGAACTTAGCTATAGATAGCCCCGCTCTCCACATAGGTTCACTGCAATTCTCTTGGTCTTGCCATATGGTGCGTAGTTGCTCACAGCCAGTACCGTTCATAGTCTTAACTATGATGTCTTTAAATTTGTTTTGCCTGTTACCGATCAGTGCGTTCATCACAGCATTGCTACCGGCAGGAGCCATTATCTTAGGAACTGGTATCAGTCCGCCTCCCAACAAGGTCGAGAACTTATCAAAGTCTACGTTGTCAGGGTAATCATCTGCTAAGAACTCAACAGCAGATGGGGGGTCAGTCTTATAGTTATGCGTGGTTGGTACTCGCAGTACCCTAGCGGCATCGGCAGTGACAGAGGGGTCAGCCAGTAGCCCGTGTTCAGCACATAACTTCTTTAGACGTTCTGCTACAGGAAGCCAATCATCTATACCTATAGCCTCAGATAAAAACCAATACGCGTGTATGCCACGTCCAGAGTTAACTAGCTTGGGCTTCGGTAGTGATAATGTCTTACAGAACCCTTGTAGTGCCACAAGAGCTGTATCTTGATCTGGATAGTCTTTGGTAGCTCCGCAATCTAAATCGAGAAAGAAAGACTTCAAGTGATGCACGTTAGCTACTTTACGTGAGTTCGGTTCTTTGAACGTGCCTAGAGCGAAGTATGCGTCATACCCCTTATTATCTAGGTCGCGTGCGGCATCGGCCATATCCCCCACGGAGGTGTAAAACTTCTGTATCCTCCGATCATCTTTTGTACGAAAAGAGAACAAGCAGTAATGCCCGTCTTCCCCCAATACCCTCCTTAAAAAATCTTCTGTTTTCATAAATAGTACCTAATTCCGAGAGGTACCATAGCAGGGGCGCTTACACGCCCTTTTCGGTAGTCATCCTAGCTATGGGTGTAGTTGTTACAGTGGGAGACTATTAGTCGTCCCAGTCGGCTACTATATCAGCCAGTGCATCGTCAGATGCTTTCGGTGCAGGAGCTTTCTTCTTAACTACTTTCTTTGGCTCCTCGACTTGCGCGGGTTCATCATCCCCAAACAGGTCGTCTGTTACTGCTTCCGTAGGGGCGGCAGGTGCGGCAGGTGCGGCAGGTGCTACTACTTCAAAAGGATTCTCTTCTGCGGAGAACTGAAACCCACCTTCTACTGCGCCAAACGGGGATGCGGCTTCCATAGGTACGTACTTGATAACCTGTACGGCACGTAGTCTAAGGGATACACCCGCTTCACGCATGTTGTAGGGGGTAAAGGTTACTGCTACGTTAACAGTACTACCCGTGGTAAGCATGAAGTCGTCTGGTAGTTTAACGCCTTTACTATCGTACTGTACAGGCTTAAACGTAGCGTCTTTACCGTACGCCCCTTTCAAAGATGCTTTGTGCGTATAAGTACCATCTTCTTCTTTCTTGAAAGGCATATCAAACTTGTCAGGCCATCCCTTCTCTTTCTTGGCTTCGTATGCGGTAACCATTGATACAAAGAGAGCCTTAGCTTGGTCTTTAGTCATACGGAAACGAGTCTCGTACTTAGCACCTTCGTCAAACGCGTCACACGGAACCGTGCGGTTTTCTGCATTGTCGAACTTGTAAGTCTTATTGATACGAGGCCATAGGGCTTCTACGTCATTGATAAGGTATTGATTATTTGTAGCCATGTTATAAATCCTAATTAATTAGTTTGCATTTAACTCGAAACCTTCCACCACACTAAACGGAGACACAGGTTCACTTGTTGTGGGGATAGACATAGTGATCGCCCGAATAGTATCTTCGTGGTCAATCATGGCCGAAACCCTTGTAAGCGTGTCTTCATCTAAGCGGTCTACCGGCTTAAAGCAAAGTTTTGGTACCGCGCTATCCTCATCAAAGTAAATCTTGGTGATGATAGTAACTACAGGTGTATCATGTTTAGCGAGTAACCGAGCATAGTGTTGCATACCCTTATCCCCACTATTAGTACTGCCGAATATAGACGTGGCAGGTATCTGTAACTGATACACCTCTTCAGGTTTATCCTGAAATACAACTGCTAGTCGTTGTGAGAACCGACAAGCCCTACCCCCATAAGAACCTGAACCTCTTATATTTTGAGGACAATCCATACAACGCGCAGACTGCCGTTGCTCTTGAGGTACTTCTCTATCTGGTAACTGCGTGTCAGGTGACCAACACGTAGGTACCGCAACCCTATTGGGGTCATACGCATCGCCATAGTAAGCGCGAGATACTGGGGCGGCATTAACTATCACCACATCCATATAACCTAAATCCCTAGTAACTTCCTCACCGTCAGCTATAACGTGAAACTTACCACCACGTATACTGATTCGGCGTAGTCCGTTGCTACTCATCAGGCGTCATCATCCAAATCTAACTCTAGCTGTTCGTGCATAGAGATTTCAGTTAGATAGTCTTCTTCGGGTGTATGCGCACTGTTCAAAAGTGCCGCTTCAACTTCAGGTAACTTGAAACGATAGGTTGGCCCCACTTTAATATATGTATCGGTGGGAATCTTGTTATTACGTAACCATGCACGGACGGTAGATATAGATACCGAGAAGTGCTTCGCTACATTTTCAATAGGTACAAATGCTACTGACATTACTTCCTCCTTACTGAGACTACATACTCTGAGTCTACGTTAAGCCCTTTAGGTACGAGGGCGGGGTTTTCTTCTAGGAACTGCTTCATGTTCGTTTGGTTGAGTCGCTTATCAAGTAACTCAGGTGCCCCATGCTCTAATACAAACTCGTGCATGTTGCTCCAATCGCTAGTCCAATACCTAGTCTTAGCAGATCGGTAAAACAATCCTGCTGAAGTCTTCACACTATCGACGCCCTGATCTTTACAGTATCCAAGCAAGGCTTTCTTAACCTTGTCTAACTGTTCAGACAGCTTGCCGTCTTCTTCTTTAAATTCCGCAGAAAGTTCCGAACGCTTATCTTTTATCTTTAGATAAACCTTAGTCAACTGTTCAGCGGTAGTATTACTTTCACTCATTACACGCTCCTTTACTAACGGGACGTTCACTTTATTAGCTTATCGTTAGCTAGTCAAGTATTTCTTTGTAAAGATCAATCATCTTTGTGTGAATGTCTATTCTGTTATCTAGCAGTGCGTAAACACGTTTCTCTGCGTGCGACCCCTGTAGCTGCACGACGGTACATTTGTGATCTTGTCCTGATCTGTGTACACGAGCGTTTGCTTGAGCGTATGTCTCCAACGAACTTGTCGGTGCCCACCACACTACTGTGTTAGCCGCAGTCAATGTAACTCCGTGCGCGGCTGATTGAGGTTGTATAACCAACACACGAGGATCATCAGCTTCTTGGAACCGTTTAAATATCTCCGTACGTTTACCTGCACTAACATCCCCACGGATAACTTCTGTTGATATATTATCTTCTCGTAGATTGGCGGTAAGCATGTCTATAGTGTGCTTGAACGGTACAAACACTAATACTTTTTTACTCGACTCGTCTATTACTTCACGTAGTACCTTGTAGCGTGGGGATATATCGAACTCTACTGCGTCCCCCTTGTCGGTATACACTGCACCTGCGGATATTTGCAGTAACTTGTTCATACCGACCGCCGCGTTAACTGCTGTGACTTGTTCTCCTGCCGCCTCCATTACCATCTTGTTCTTCAGTTCTTTGTAGTACTTCAACTGCTGTCGGGTAAGCGGTACTTCTCTTTTGGTGTACACCATAGGTGGTAGGTCAAGGCACTCGTCTTTGGTAAACCGTATAGCCGGTTGCAGTATCCTATGCACGGTTGTCGTGGCATCTTCTTTCGGCACCCACTTAAAGTTTGTAACCTTTCTCATCACTTGGTCGCGGAACGAACCAAAGAATCTAGGCACGCCCTTGGGATTAACGAGTTTAGCTATGCCATACGCATCGGTAGGACTTTGCGCGGCGGGAGTACCTGTCATCATCCATAGCCATGTGCTTGGCCCGATTAACTTATTTAAGGTCTTCCATCGCTTTGTCTGAGGGTTCTTGTAGTGAGTAGCTTCATCCACAATGATAAGGTCAAACCCTCCGTTGGCTACTGCGTCCGCTACAATCTCTACCCCGTCATAATTTATTATCACGTACTCAGCATCGCCTTCTATTATCTTTGCGCGTTTAGCCTTAGCTCCATATGCCACGTCTACTTTACGGTGCATGGCAAAACTAAACAGGTCATTGCGCCATGCGGAATCCATGATAGATAGAGGGCATATAACTAACACTCGACGTATTACCCCCTGCTTCATAAGGTAGTCAGACGCCCATATAGCACTGGCTGTCTTGCCTGTACCCTGCTCGTTGAAACAAAAGCTCTTACGGTTTAACGTGAAAAAACTAGCAGTGATCTTCTGATGATCGAACGGTGTGTACTTGCCCGTCCATTCATACTTAGATTCTATTGGAGAGGGCGCGTTGATATTCATGTTACGCAACACCTGCGTTTCTTCTAACCCCCAGTTAACAAGTACTTGGCTGTTAGGTAGTTCCCTACTCTTTGGTATTACCGATGTAACCTTTGCGGGGTTACGTAGCGTAAGTAATAACGCCTTATTATCTACTATCTTCATTTATCGCTCCGATACGAAATAGCATGAAGTGGGTGTCCACGTCACACGAAAAAGTTAATGGCCCTGCTTCGTCTACAGATAGGGCTAGGTCTGCTATGAATCAATATTTAATCAGACTACTCGATTTTATGCCGCTGATTCTAAGCGCCAAAGGAGGGCACGACATCATTTATAGACGCATCAAGTAAGCGTCAACCTCACCACACATAAACTGTTACTTCTTTTTCTTTTTCTTGTAGTTCCTACTACGGTTAGCGGCTCTACTCTCTACCGTTACTCCGTCTTTGTTACTACCACCCTTACTCAATGCTTTCTTGTGGCTAACGTCTTTACCTTCACGCTTGTCGGCTTTACCGTTCTTATTAGCGTCTTTACCTTCCTTATCCATCTTACGTCTAGCACGTTGTCGTTCCATACGTGCCTTATGTTCTTTGCTCCCAACAGGAGGGTTCTTTTGTTTCTTTCTGTCTTTCGGATTCTTGTACGGCATTAGTTCCTCCCGTTATGTACACATTCTGTCACGATGCAGTGACGTTTACATAGCCCACTTTGGTGTGCATTCCACACGTTGTTCTCGAATGCTTGCTCCATACGGCTATAGTCTGACAACCACTTAGTCCATAACTTAGACTCATCTTTCTTATAGTAGCTGTCCTTCACAAGTTCATTGCATACCACAAACAGTAAGCCACCCTTCACTGATTCAAGGTCGGGGTACAGCTTAAACATACTAAGCGCCATTAGTTCTAACTGACCTTTATCAGCGTACCTAGTATTTTTACTTGTCTTATAGTCTACTACATAAGCTGTTTTGGTGCGCTTGTTTAGGATAACTAAATCCGCTATGCCGCGCCACCACACGTTATCATCTCTAAATCCGCATGGCTCTAGGTTCTCGGTAAGTCCCATCTCCAATTCACACAGCTTCTCACCTTCTATATTGTTCAAGGCATCAAGTACATCTTTGCAGTACCCGTACTTCTCAGGCAGTGGCGTTCCGTCCCTGATGTATTCCTCTGCGGCCAAATGTACGGCAGTACCATACAGCATGGCTTCTGTCTCAGGTTCCTTATAGCTCTTTGCCACCTTTAGGTGATAGAACTTCTTAGGGCACTGCTCAAACGATTTGATCTTAGAGAACGACCACGGTGCAATACTCAATGTACTGTACTCGCTTCTACCATATCAGCTACAGTTATAAGTTCTTCTATCAGTACGTGTAGCATGTCAGCGTTCAATAACACCCTGTCTTTATGCTCGTAAGACCCCTTTGTTACGCACTGCTCTATAAGTACTAAGGGGGTATCTTCCGAATCTACGCCTACGATAACGCATAAGTAGTCGCCTTCGGTTATATTCTCTGACTTGCTGAGTTCTTTATCACGTATAAACTTTTTCATGTCTGTTATTTTACCCATACGAAATCATCCACAGTATAAGCATAGTAGTTGAGATACTGCACATGGTTATTATATACAGCTTACTAACTACAACAGGGTGACTTAGGTAAGTTTTAAGGTTGGTCACCGCAGACAACAGGTTAAGTCCTACCAACTTTCTGCGAGAGTTACTTATTGATGTATCCGCAAACTTATGCGCTTCTTTCATAGCTTTCTCTATATCATTCATCCTGCCGCCTCTCCGTAAGATTTACCGCTATCCGACTCACACGTGATGGGCAAGCCTTCTGCCCAAGATGAAGCCGTATTCATGCAACCTTCTATGTAAGCGGTCGCTTCTTCTAACTCATTCTCAGGTACACAACATACTACGGAATCGTGTACGGTTAGTGCTACCTTATACTTCTTGGCAATGGCTAACATCTGATCACCAATTATGCACCTAGCTATGGCTTGGCATATGTTCTCTGTAACCTTACCGCCGTATATCCTAGTGCGTCCACGTCTAGTTCTATAGCTAAACTCTGGCCCGCGCTCTCCTTGTACATACTGTAAGTCGTCATAGCGCATCTTCAAACCTGATGGTAGTAGTACCCACCCATCGCATCCGTCCGATCCGTACTTAACTATACCGTCTGGCCCAAAGCTACCTGAGTTACCACGGGACATCTCTACTAACATGTTCTGACAGTCACGCCAAAAGGTAGCTATCTTCCAATTAGAATCGCGGTATATATTAATTACCCTACGCGATTCCTCCAGTGCCATATGTGTGCCGAATGACTGTAACTGATCAGCAAACCTTACCGCACCCATACCGTATCCACAACCTAGGATAGTAGTCTTACCAACAAACCGTTGCTCTTTAGTAACCTCCTCCTCTGGTATGTTATATATCTTAGAGGACATCTTTATGTAAACATCTTCTCCTGCGGCAAATGCTGAGACCAGCTCCCCTTGATCTGCAAGCCACGCTAACACACGCGCTTCTATCTGCGAGGAGTCGCAGTCAACCATCATGTACCCTTCGGGGGCAAGCATACTGTTCTTTAACTTCTTACCATTCACGCCACGACTAGGTAGGTTCTGTATGTTTATCTTATCGTCACCTCCCCACCTACCAGTATGCGCGGCATAGTATCTTACGGGTACCGGGAGAAGCCCGCGTTTAGCTATACCTATAAACCTCTCAGTACGTGATTCTTCTAGCGTACTCTTAGTGCCTAACCGTGACGTTACCAGTGCCTGTACACGTGGGTCTGAATGATTCTCCAACGCCTTGAACTGCTCATCGTTCTTAGCAAACGCGTAGGTCTGCTTGCCCGTAGTCA